TCAGCAATAGAGAAACCATCTAAACAACCAATGTTTCTTGTTATATCTTGCATTGCAATAGTAGAAGAAGAGTTTATATTTACTAATCTACTTAAACTATTAACTCCAAAAATAATTAACTGACCACGGAAAGTTTTCATGCCAGTTATTTTGTCGCCGATGTTTATAGAACCAGCAGAAGACCCAGTAAAATCTATATCATTATAACGAGTACTGTAGTAAAGAGTTTCAGGTTTAGCTGACCAGCCTCCTAAAAGAACATGGTCTTCATGTACTGTAGTATATTGTGGTCTAGGTATATCTGCATACACTGGAGTTGATTTAGATAAACCGTATGAAGTATACAAAGCTCTATGAAATTTAAACTGTCTTACTCCACTAACTAATTTTGTTTCTACATAAGCTACTGGGTCTACACCGTTAGCACAAGTAATTCTAGCATCTGGAACGCCTGTAGGAACATATTCTGAAAACTGATAACGAGCTGATGTACTTAAAGAAACTACTGGTTTAGAAGATAACTGTGCGGCAGTAGCCCAACCCGGTGTCCATGTTTGGTTAGCCTCTTCAGTTGTTTGTTGGGTTGTTGTAGAACCAGAAGACGGTGTACCATAATCTTTATTTACTTGTATCCACTCATACCCGTTTTCTGTCCAATATATATTTCCATTTTGAAAAGCCCAAAATCCTTCATTGTGAGAATACAAACCATTTATAGGCGTGCTTCCTCCAGTAGGAGTTGTAGGAGTATTTAAAATAGCAGTTATTTCAGCTTTAGTTGTTATGTTACTCCCAGTAGCAGAAAAAGTTATTGAAGGAGGTATCTGATAACCAGAGCCAGCATTAGTTAAAGAAATAGCTGTAATAACTCCGCTAGATACTGTTAAAGAAGCAGTAGCCCCTGTACCATTTCCTTCTGAATCTATTATATTTACTGTAGTTCCGTTAGCATATCCAGCGCCACCATTAACAATAGTAAACCCAGTAACAGGACTTATTAAAAACTTTCTGTATCCGTTTATTCTTCTATACCCGCCAGACATAGAAGCTTCAAAGTTTTTCAATCTTGTAGCAACTCCCGGAGTTTTAAATAACTCATAAGATGATGAGGTTTTATCTAGACCGCCACCTAATGAAATTGCTATTCCTTGTTCTGTTGCCATAGTTTATACGAATCTTATTCTGTCGTCTATCATTCTAGAAGGCTGTGGATTTCCTGTATAAGCCCTCATTAATCTAATTCCTTTATTATACTCTTGTAAAGCCATTGTAGATAGTTGTGCGTTTTCTTTAAACTGCCAAACATAATATCTAGCTCTTGCTAATAATACAGACACCCATTGTTCTGGATATAACACTTGGTCTGTTGAAGCAGTTAGTTCATCTATTTGTTCCCAAGCAAAGAAGTAAATTCTGTATACTTTATCAGGCAAAGGAGACAATCCAAACTTTCTACCGTCCGGTGACATAATAACTCTTAATGGTGTAGAATATTTACCAGTATCTTTTTCATCATCATCAGATTCTCTATGATGTTTTCTCCAATCATCAACAGCTAAAAATTTAAGATTGTGTCTATCGTGTGGAGCAGTGTGAGTTGTTGTCCAATTAGCTCCAGCTCCTGTACATACAGACTGCGTATCATAATCTGTCCATGTAGCTCCGTTAGCAATACAAGTAGCTGCTGTACTATAAGAAGCGTTAGAACATACTCCGGCTGTAGAACATGTTCCTACGTCTTCAGTAGTCATATAAAAATTATCCCAGTCTACTCGACCAAAGTCTTTTGCAGTTCCATGAGAACCACTCGAATGTTTTTTTAAAAAATACCAGCGTTGTCCTACTACAGTATCTACAAAAGCGTTTCCATAATCTTGGTTATTATCACCTGACGGTGTTGTTGCTAACCAAGGAAACTCTGGATTCTCATTGGCTATATCAAAGTATGCTCTATTAATGGAATCTTTTACAAACTTTTGTATACCAGTAGCGCTGGCAAAATTTGAAGAAGTAAGTTGAACCTCATTTAGTTCTCCTAAAATATCATTTGTTAAAGCTAAATATGTTTTATGTGACATCTTTCCTCTTCTATAATTAGGATAAGGAGTCTCCGAAGAGACCCCTTAAGTTTTACTACTTAGTCAATCTTGATAGTTGCTAAAGCTAGTGCTTCAGGACGTAATACTTTACGACCCCAAACTAATAGCCCACGAACAATATCTTTGAAAGAATCGTTATCACGAATTGACTCAACTGTAGATAGCGACTGCGCACAAGATACAGCTGACATATGTCCAGCTAGAATCTGGTGAGTAGGGTTACCTGAACCAGAAGGTGTTGGTACGTTGCTAGACTTGTACATCTTAAAGCCGCGAAGCTCACCTGATGCAACTAGTCCGTTGCGTAGACCACCATTTCCTTGGTTGTAGTCAACTGATAATAGCTTAGAACTTGTCTTCGCTAGTTCTTCATAAAACTCTGGCTTTGCAACAACCCATCTGTTCTCTTCTGGAACATTTGCGTCATCAAGTAAACGAGCCAAACGTGCTAACACGTCTAGTGGGTCTACTTCGCCTGTTGCGTGACCAGTATCAATTGGAGCAGCAACTGTTCCGTATGTGTTAGTACCAATGCCTGCAACAGCAGCAGTAATAACATTTACGTCAAATGCGTCTTTCAATTGATATGCAGCGTTATCAGATGCAACCTGTTGCCAGTTTACATGAGAGAAACGCTTCTCTAAATCATCCACCTTGAACTGGAAATATTTCGCTTGGTCAACTTGTAGCACTAGTTCTTGGTCTGTTAGAACCGTAGACGATAGTGAAGTTGTCGCACGAGTATAGTCAGTTACTGTGATGGTCGGCTCTTTGATGATGTTCACTGTATCACCAAACTGTGCAATCTCGCCCATGTAGTCTGTGTTACAGATAGCTTCAGCTACTGCCGATTTACGGAAGGCAACTTGTACCTTCTTTGAAAAAACTTCCGGTAACCAGAACGAGTTTGTTTGCCCCGATGTTGCCGGATTATAGTTAGTAGTGCCTGCTTCGAAGCCCATAACTTTCTCCTGTTTTTAAAAGATTAACAAACATTATTTTGTTAATGCGTGAAAACCTTTTGTTGGTTTACTTAATAAAGCTAACCATTTACTATTCGACCTTCCTTAAAAGCTTCGTCAATCTGAGGTTGAAACTTCTCATATTGGTCTATAGAAAGATTAGCAATCTCTGAGGTAGTCCATGTTTTCTCTTGAGGAGTCGGGTCTTGCGTTTTAGCTTTAACCGACACTGCATCAGCAGCGCTTCCTCTAGAGTCAACTTCTGGACTCTTTATTTTTGGCTTGGCTTCAGTAGGTTTATTAGTTATACCAGCATCGAGTTTGTATAGTTCAATAGCTCGTCCTGCAAGAGACGCATCACCTGTGTTTTTATAAATCCAATCTTGGATTGCTTCAGGTTGTACTCTAGCCCAATCATGAAAATCTTCTGAATCTCTGATTTCTCTAAAGTCCGGATGAACATTTAATAACTCTTGTTCAGCCGCTCGTCTATTACTTATTGACTCTTTTTCTGACAGCTGAGAAACTTGCTGTTTTAAAGTTGCTAGTTGTTCCTCTGCTCTCATATGAGCTACTGTTTCTACTACATCGAACACGTCAGGATAGTCCTCTTTAAAAGTAGCCAGTTCTTCTGGGGTTTTAGGAGCTACATAGGTTGTACGTCCAGCGAGCATTTCCGCTTTTAAGGATTGCTCTTTAGATTTCCAATCGCCTAATTTTCTATCATAGTGTTTCTTTAAATCATCATAACGCTTTTTAAAGTCAACCTTTTTATATTTTTCGGTCTTCTCATCTGGTAAAGAATCGTCACTTGTAGCTTCTTGAGCTTCTTCAATTATCTTGGCTTCCTCTTCTTTCTCTAATATAGGCGCGCCACTTGAGATAACTGCTTCTCTCTTGTCTGCTACATATGCCAATGAGTCATCAGCGCTCTGAAACCCGGTATCGGATTTTGGATTACTGTTATCCCACTTCTTATTTTTGTTATAAGGATTTGGTGTTGCTTGTACTTCTTCTTGCTTTTCTTCTGCTTTTGCCATCTTGACCTCCATTAAGTGCCAGCACAATGCTGGGTAGCTTTCGGGGTTGTAAAAATCCAGAGTGCAATTAAGGTAGCTCTGGGGTTGTCACTACAAAGTCGAATTGTATTTCGCGAAAATACGTCTCGGTGTTTTGTAGTTAGTTAGTTAATTCATTTTTCCTTTTTTATCTAAAATAGAATCTGCTTTCATTTGAGCTAGTTGCTCTGCACGATTTCTATCTATAAAGTCTTGCTCTGCTTTCATTCTCGCAATACCTTCATAATCTGTGTCTGGGTCTATTGAACTTGAAGGTGTAAGAAAAGTATCAATACCTTTGTCTACTGCTCTGCCAACCATAGCTCTTGGTCTATCTACTGCGGACGAAACTTTTAGTAACGCTTCTTTTCCAATTCTTATAGCTCTTTGTCCTAAAGTTTCTTTAGATTGGTTTTTATACATATGGTCATCTACTGCGCCTCCATGACCAAAACCCGGTAAATTTTTTATTTTGAATCTGTCACCACTTAAATGAACTATATGTTGACTCATGTTTTCACCGTCTATTCCAAGCTGTCTAATCAAATTGTTTATTTCTTTTCTTGAATAAGTTTTACTTGACGGACCTAAAGTTTTTGTTCTTACTTTACCGCCTTGAGAATATGAACCATACTTAGGTTTCTTCATTAGAGAATAACCACCAGACTTAAATCCTTCATCTCCCATTTGTTGATA